GCGTGCCAAACAACCTATGGCCCCTGTAGTTTTTTCGACACCTGTAAGAGAGGAGGACACTATGAGTAAGCTACCGTTTGTATTCGGTATCGTGTATGCTGCGCCCAAGAAGGGCAAGACCCTCGGCCTGATTAAGGCTGACCCCAAGGCGTTGGTCATCACGCCCGTTGGCGGAACATCCTGCGCCGAGTACCTTGGTGTAGAACCAGAGACTTGGCTTGTTACGCCGGACACTCGTGTGGATAAGATCATCGAGGTCATCAACCGGGCGTCGAAGTCCAAGAAGTTTCGCACCATCATCATTGATGACTTCAGCCTTATCGCTGATTCAGAGCTTCACCACATCCAGACCAACCCGCGCAACGCTGGCTTCAAGGCGTTCGACGTGTTGAACAAGGTGATGTACAAGCTGCGTGATGCAGCCCGGAATGCTGGCTGCCACGTCTTCCTAGTCATGCACGAGACTCCTCCGCGCGAGGTGACCCGTGACAATAAGACTGTCTTCATTCCCGGACATCCGTCCATCACAGGATGGAAGCTCCCGGAGAAGATCCCGGCGATGGCTGACTTCGTGGTCCGCATCAAGCACGACCCTCGCGCCATCAGCAACTGGCCGTATGTATACCAAGCCGCGCCGACGCCTGACTACATTACAGGTAGCCGCTTGGCAATGATGCCCGGCTTCTCACCCACCAACATCCGCGAGGTCATGATTGCCACGGGCTACGACCTGCCTCGCCCCAAGGGCATGGAGTGGATGGACGATGCGGCGGAGGCCGTTTGTCAAGAGCTTGTCAAGGCGGGAGCCAAAGACAAGAGAGCGGTTAAGAAGTGGTTGTCCAGCGATGGTCCCGCCTTGGCGGAAGCATACAAGGACAAAGACCCAAGACACGTTCGCTGGGCAATCAGCGACGGTATCGATCGGGCGGTGCTTCGCCGCCATAAAACCAACCTGTTGGCCGATTTTATCGACAACTTTTAATAGAGAGGGAGAGTAAGATGGCTGTTATTTTTAGAGTAGACACAGACGACATGAACAGTGGCAAGCTGGAAGAGCGGGGAATCTTCAAGGTAGAGGTCAAGACCCTCAAGCCCGAGGTCAGCAAGAGCGGGAACAGTATGCTTAGCTGGATGGCTGAGGTCGTCGAGGGCGACCAGAAGGGATGTGTTTGTTACGGACGCATCTTGATTCCAACGGCTGAGATGAAGTGGCCACGTCAGCGTTGGTTGAAGATGCTGGAGTCCTTCGGCAACACCTTGGAAGATGCTAAGGGCATCATGGACGACGGTGTTGACGACGAGCTTCACGTCATCGGACAGCACGGATGGCTTGAGTTTACCCCCGGCGTCGGCGAAGGCTCCTTCCCTGAGACGGAGTGGGTGACCGAGCGTGAGGCCAAGTCTCGCACGGCTATCGCAGCCGAGGCAGCCGCCGCTCGTGCCGACATGGAAGACATGCCCTTCTAATCACTTTGGGGCGTCCTAATCTTACGGTCGGTTATGTCCTTCCTGTCCGTAAGTAGGGTTCGTGGTTGTCCCCGTGGGGCGTCCCATTTATCTCAAGCGAGGGTCTTTGTAGACTCTTTCTTCAGCGGAGTTAGGTCAGGCTAGAGGTTTTACTAAATTTCCCCCTACCTGTCCGCGCAGAGGCCCTCGCTTTTGGAGACATCATGAACTGCTGGTACTGTAAAGACACCGAACTAATCTGGGGCGGAGACCACGAAGCCGAGGGCAGCACGGTGTACAGCATGGTCACCAACCTGACCTGCCCCAAGTGCAGCGCGCTCGTCTTGGTCTACTCCGGTGTTGAATCTGAAGAGCCTCCGGCAAGGATTGTCTTAGATGATGAGGCCTGAGTTCTACCGGCCCGGACGTAAAGCAACCGCCGCGCTTGAGCGGCTCATGAAGTTCTGGGATGTCGAGCGGAAGGACTGTACACCGAAGGAGAAGTCTGGGTTTACCATGCTGGTGCGCCGTAGACTTGTAAAGAATAAGAGGGGCACCTACATCCGCCCTGACTTTGACACCATGGAAGAACTAGACACTTGGCTTGATTGGGTCGAGGATTCTCTAGGCATCGAGAAGGGAGGACAAGATGGGGTTCGACAAGGCTAACTGCGCCAGTTGCCCGCTACGCAAATACTGGCAAGCGGAAGGACGTTGGGAGAGGGTTGACTTCTTACATAACGATTCCCCTGTACTTATTCTTGGGGACGCCCCATCGAAGCAAGCGTCAGCCATGGGCAGAGCGTGGGCAGACACACACGGTGTAGAGATGAAGGACGCACTGGAGTCCGCTCGCGTCAAGGCTCACAACGTAGACTACGGATACGTTGTTGGTTGCCGGTGGCCCAAGGACGACCCTCGCATGTTTTTGCAGGTTCTCAAGAAGCGCAACCGCCGCCTCGCCTCCAAGGGCCGGACGTTGGAGATGTCGCCCATCGAAGCCTGCCGGGGCCATGTAGCAGAAGAGATGGCTAAGTACAAGACCGTCATCACCTGCGGGCCTATGGCTACCAAGTCAGTGCTGCCCGGCAACCCGTCGCTGGAGGCCGTCAGAGGTGGCCCCACGGTCGTTGACGGGCGTAAGGTTCTACCTACATACCATCCGTCTCAGGTCGCCTTACAACAGCATCTCAGGCCCGTCCTGCACAGCGACATCCAGAAGGCGATTCGTCACCACCGAGACCGGCTTCAGTGGCCCGAGCCGATTGTACATTACAATCCTACACCAGATGTCGTGAAGGACTTTTTTCACCGCGCAGTGAAGAAAGACTGGTTGTTGTCCTACGATGTCGAGACTGATGGAATCGACTCCCTCAACGCGGGCCTAAGGTGCATAGGCATCGGAACTGAAAACGAAGTTTTAATGCTGGGTTTCCTTAGCATCGACGGAGTTTCAAGATTCTATTCGCCATCCGATGAGGAAGAGATTAAACGCCTGCTCCGCGAGGTGTTTGATGAGCAATCTAAGGTTCGGATTTGTGGTCACAATGCAGGTTACTTTGATCGGCTTGTTGTGGAGCAGCATCTGGGCGTTACACCTGCCCCTCTAGTAGACACCCTTCTTCTACATAAGCTTGCCGCGTCCGAGTACAGGCACAGCCTCGGCTTCGTAGGCTCGGTGTTAACGGATGTTCCTGCGTGGAAGGCCGACCATGCGGGCGTGACGGCGAAGACCGACAAGGAGCTTCACGAGTACTGCGCGACTGACGTGGCGGTTACAGCCCGAGTTGTGCAGCCTTTGCTGGAGATGGTCTACGAGCGAAAGCAGACACACCTGATTGACAAAGACCTTCGGATGCAGAGCCTCTGCGCCGGGATGCGCCGCATGGGTATTAGAATCCACGAGCCTACGCGCCTGCTCCATGAAGAGGCCCAGACAGAAGCGGCGGTCAAGTGGCGTACAAAGTTACAACGCATCCAGCCAGATATAAACCCGAACTCCACCGCGCAGTTGCGTCGCCTGTTGTTCGACAAGTGGGCGCTACCTCCGCACGAGTACACCCTCTCGGGCGAACCTTCGACGAGCGTGGCCTCTTTGCGCTCGCTCTCGGTCAATCCCTTGGCTGACGAGGAGCAGCGTGAGTTTCTTCAGGCGCTCCGCTTCTACCGCAGGGCCGAGAAGCTGCTGTCTACTTACATAAGAAAGTTCGCACCAAACGCTGGTGTCGTAAAGGATGGATATGTCTACCCCGATTACAACTCACACGGAACGGTTACCGGACGGCTCTCTTCGTCTAACCCTAACTTCCAAAACATCCCGTTCAACCTACGAGATATGTTCATCCCTCCAGACGGTTGCGTCTTCGTCGGTGCGGACTATGACCAGCTCGAACTGCGCTTCGCAGCCGCCTTGGCAAACGCCCAGCATTACCTCGACGCCTTCGAGAAAAAAGAGATTGACCCTCACAACCTCACCGCAGACCTCATGTTCGGAGACGTCTTCTGGAATGCGGAAGGTGCCCCGGATACCAAGATGGGCAAAGGCAAGGGCCAGTTCAAGCAACTCCGCAACCTCGCGAAGACAATCTGCTTTGCCTCGCTATACGGCGCGTCCGCTCCTAAAGTTCATGAGATAATCGGAAGAGCCGAGGACGACGCGGGCAACATGCTGTACGCCCACTACGACCTACGTCAGATTCGCGTGCTGCATCGGCGGTGGAAGTCTAAGGCCCCGGAGTTTGAGGCGTGGTGGAAGAACACTGTGGACCAATACAAGATGGACGGGTACATCGAAGAGGTCGTGTGGATGCGCCGCCGCTACTTTGCCGAAGAGGATTACAATGCAATCCTAAACTTCGGGGTGCAGGCAGGCGGGTTTGCCGTG